TTTATAAAAACTATATTTATTATTAAAATAGAAATAAATTAACAATGGGATATTTAAGTAATACCGAATTAACAGTAGATGCTATCTTAACAAAAAAAGGTAGAGAAAAACTTGCAGCAGGATTGGGATTGAACATCACTCAATTCGCTTTAGCAGATGATGAAATTGATTACTCTTTGTATGAACCGGCTCATCCGCTTGGTTCGGCATATTATGATGCAGCAATTAAGAGTATGCCAGTTATCGAAGCATCTCCTGATGAAACACAAGTAATGAAATATAAGTTAGTAACACTTCCTAAGAATACAACTCGTATTCCTGTGGTAGAATTTGGTGTTCCTAACATAGCAGTTAACCAAAGAAGTGGTGAGGTATCATTATCTCCAACTACATCGCCGGCAGGAAATAGAAGATTAGGATACACCATTATCCTTTCTAATAAAAATGCAGGTGATATTGTAGGTGAAGGTGTAACATCCGATGTGGGTACTGTTCCAGTATTTATCGGAGATGATGTTTCAGCAACAGCTGCAGTAGCAAAGGGATTAACATTTAAGTTTATTCCAAACCCATCTTTAACTTCGTCTATCAGAACAACTATAACTGTTTATGGTAACGAAACAGGTGGTTCACAAACGATTCCAGTAACCGTAACATATGTACAATAAATAAACTATGGCAGTAATAAGAGATAATAGAGGAGCCCTATTAGCAAGTAATATTTCACAATATTTGGCCGGTGCAGCAAACACCGCTGGCACTCCCGTTGATACTAACGAATTAGTAAACATCGTAAACCAATTTTTGGGGCAGGGTGAGCAAATCAGCACTGATATCACTACCGTAACTAATGGTATTTATAAAAAGTTCGGTTCAATTGATAAAGTAACAAATAGAACTGAAGTTGTAACTTCTGGTATTTGGAGTAGTGATGCAGGTTCATTAACAACATTCCATACTTCTTCCGCTCAGAGTTCATCTGCAAGTGGTAAATACTATTTAGATGTATATAATGAAAACGCAACATCTTCATCAGCTGAAGTGCAGTTTTCAATTGCATACGGACATATTAGTGGTGGAGGTGCACCTACTTTAGACCAAACGGATAGTTCAACACTTCCTACTAAAGCTATTTATTCACAATTCCGTAATTTATTATTGGATAGTGGTGATACATATTTTAGTGTATATAGTGGTACAACCGCAGGTGGTAAGAATTTAGATGATATCCTTGCAATCAATGTAAATAGAGCTAGATATAAAGAACAATTAGATCCAGGTAATATTCAATTGAATTTACAAAATGGTTCTACTATCATTTCATTAATAGATGATTCAGGTCAAACTGAAGCAGTTGGTGCAAGTGGTAGAGTATTCAATATGGTAAGTGGAGCATTAAACATTGGAACTGCAAACGAAGGAACTATTAGTTCTGTAACTGCTTCTAATGGACAAGGATGGGGATTATTTTATCCTGATGCAGGTATTATGTTACTTAACCCAATGGCAGTAGCTGCTGGTTTAGGTGTAGCATTTGTATCAGCATCCGTAGCAAATACTTATAGTAACGCAACTAATAATATGAAATTATACCAAGCAATTAGTGCTAGTGCTGATTTCCAAGCTCGTAGAACTGAGAATGTTTCAACATCTCATTATTTTGTAAGAGCAAACAATAGAGAATTTAACTTCTCTAATAACCCAACATTCACAACGGGTTCAGTTGGACAATTCGTTCAGGCAACATTTGAAAGAGACCCTAAGGTGTATATCACTTCGGTAGGTTTATATGATGATGCAAATGAATTATTAGCAGTAGCAAAAACTTCTAAACCAATTGAAAAATCATTTGATAAAGAAGTAGCAATAAAAGTAAAGTTGGATTTCTAATCGGAAATAACTAATAAACTACTGACCCACCTTTTTGGTGGGTTTTTAGTTTCTGAATATTTATATACGATATGTTAAAAAAAATACCTAAATCGGATGTTAGTATTAGACCATTCAAAGCCTACAAAGAGTGGAGTTTTGTAAGTGGTTCTGATATTACTTTAATGCAAGCTGAAAATACATCATTTTATGATACAGCTAATGATGTAACTCTTGGAAATGGGGTTACATATAATAAACACTCTTTATACGGACAATTAAATTCTTTATTCTATGCAAATGTAGATAATCCGTTTTATAGAGTTGGAACTAAATCTCATCAACCGGCAGCTGTAAGTGGGGAAAGAGTATTTAATGGTAAGGCTAAAATATTAGCTATTCCACAATTTATATTTGGTGAAGAAATTAAAAAAGGAAGTTTATCTTTAACCGATAGTGTTACATCTACTACATTTGTTGAAAATGGGTCTGGTTCTTTAATGAATGGAACTATAATAGTTGGAGATGTATTTTATGACCATGGATTGGTTGTATATACTCACACTGCTTCATTAAATAGTACATTAACTGGTGATTGGCAGATAGAGTTTAAATCAACCGAAACTATTTATGAAAATGAATATTTACTAATCGTAAACGAAGATGAATTTAATATTTCTCAAAACCCTTCAGCAGTTGTTAAAGTGGGTGGTGTTACTTCTACTTTTACAGATACCGATGGAATTGTTAGAACAATCAATGAAGAGCAACCGGTTAGATATATTAGAAAGAAAACAGCATTAGATAATGGTACGACTTTAGATTTCAGATATGGCTCAAGTGTTAATAGCGCTATTAGTGGTGGATTTGAACATATCGATTTAAGTGGTTCAGTAGATAGTACTGGTTCATTTTTAACACCATTCATTACAACAATCGGATTGTATGATGATAATTGTGATTTAGTGGCTGTTGCTAAACTTCCACAACCAATTAAGTCTGAACCTGATTTTCCTGTGAACTTTATTGTTCGTTTTGATACTTAACTTATATTTATATTAAACAATAGAAATTATGTCAAAGATAGAAGAATTATATAAGGCAAAGCAAAAAGAATTAGGACTTGATACAATTGGACCGGGTTCTGGTTTTGTTGGTAAAAGTGGTGGTCGTTATAGTGGAGATTCTACTCCATATTCGCTAGGAAATGGATTTGCTGGTAAAAAGGATATAGATGAAGAAGGATTAAAAGCAGTAGAACTTAGAAATGCAAAAGGAAACAGATACCAAGTTGGAGAATTTGGTGGTGGTTGGAAAAATGCACCTGGTTATACCGATAAGAAAAAATATTCATCGGTAGCTGCTACAAAAAAATAAAAAACTTAATGGCTAAAAAAGTTACAAAGAAATCTAGCACTTGGGTTGCTAGAAAGTATGGGTTTAAATCAGGTCTTGAAGAGAATATCTCTGTACAAATTGAAAGCAAAGGAATAAAAGTAGAATATGAAACCGAAAAGGTGGCTTATACTATACCTGCTTCTCAACATACTTACAATCCTGATTTTAAGTTACCAAATGGTATCTTCGTAGAAACAAAAGGTAGATTTGTTGCCGCTGATAGGAAAAAACACTTGTTAGTTAAGGCGCAAAACCCTACACTTGATATTCGTTTCGTATTCTCCAATTCAAAGAATAAAATCACTAAAACATCAAAAACCACTTATGGGGATTGGTGTGATAAGAACGGATACATATATTCTGACAAAATAATACCAGATTCTTGGTTCGAGGAGTAAAATAGTTCCCAAATTATTTGGAAATATCAAATATTGTTCATATATTTGTATTGTGTTGAATAGTACTGACAAATCCAAAGTTATTACAACGCTTTCTAATGCGTTGGGTAGTTACTCCAATCTAAAGGGTAATGAACTCGCATTCCACTGTCCATTTTGTAATCACCATAAACAAAAACTCCAAGTCAATACCGAAACTCAAAAGTGGCATTGTTGGACTTGTAATAGTGGTGGTAAGAAATTGACCTCATTATTAAAGAGGTTGGATGTGGATAGGAAAACAATCTCAATCATTAGAGAAATATACGGAGATTCTAATTATAATCCCCAAAATGAGGATGCAGATACAAAAGTATACATTTCCTTACCAAAAGAATTTAAATCGCTTAATGAAGTTCCTAAAGGGTTTAATCCCGAATACAAACATGCTATGTTCTATCTTACACAAAGGGGAATTGGTATGAAGGAAATTATCAAATATAATATTGGATATTGTACGGAAGGTTTGTATGCAAAACGAGTTATTATACCATCATATTTATCAGATGGGCAATTAAACTACTTTGTTTCTCGTTCATATTATCCAGAAGAAAAAATGAAATATAAAAATCCTCCAATCAGTAAAAATGTAATTTGTTTAGAATCGCAGATAAATTGGAACGAACCAATTATATTATGTGAGGGAGTATTTGATGCAATTACAATTAGAAGAAACGCAATTCCACTATTGGGTAAGTTTCCATCACGATTATTGGTTGAAAAAATCTTTATGAGTGGAGTTAGTGATATTATTATCTCATTAGATAGTGATGCAATAAATGAAGCATTAAAAGCAGCAGAATATTTTAGAAAACAGGGAATAAATGTAAAAATGATGCATATGAAAGATAAAGATGCATCTGAAATTGGATATGATAAATTTTATGAAGAACTAAAGAAAACTAAAGAGTTTTCATCCAATGAATTATTATTAAATAAGATTATGAGTTTATGAGTAGATTAAAAAAGATTTACCACATTGCCGATGTACACATCCGTAATGTAAAAAGACACAATGAGTATAGACAAGTGTTTGAAAAAATGTTTGATGAGATTCGTAAAAGAGGTACGGAAGATTCAATCATTTATTTAGCAGGGGATATTGCCCATGCTAAATTAGAATTATCTCCTGAATTAGTTAGAGAGATAAGTTGGTTATTTACGGAATGTTCTAAATTATGTGAAACAATCCTTATTACAGGTAATCACGATTGTAATATGAACAACTCCGATAGATTAGATGTACTTACTCCAATTGTAGAGGCATTAAATCTTCCAAACTTTACATATCTAAGAGATACGCAAGTTTATGGAATTGGTGGAGTTGATTTTGCAGTATTTAGTATTTTTGATAACAAAGATAATTGGCCTAAAGCAGATACTTTAAGTGGAAACAAAAAGATTGCTTTATTTCACGGACCAGTTGATAATTCTCAAACGGATATTGGATATGTAGTATCTTCTCGTCATTTTACAACGGATATGTTTGATGGATACGATTTAGCTTTATTAGGTGATATCCACAAACGACAAGAGATGATTTCTCCAAAAGGATGTAAGGTAGTTTATGCCGGTTCATTGGTTCAACAAAACTTTGGTGAAACTTTGGATAAGCACGGATTCCTTGTTTGGGATTTGGATACAATGAGCTATGAAGCAGTTGATATTCATAACGATTATGGGTATTATACTATGGATATTGATAATGGTAAAGTTCCTATCGTATCGGATATGCCAAACAAACCTCGTCTAAGAGTTCGTTTATCTAATACTGATTCTGCTGATACTAAAAGAGTAATGGCTGAAATTAAAATGAGATATGGTGTTGAGGATTTCACAGTTATCAGAACCGATTCTCTTTCTAAATCAAAAACAGGTAATAGATTAAACAAATTAGACTTTGAAGATATTTCGGATATTAATTATCAGAACTCACTTATAAATGAGTACATTGAGAGAATGATGCCGTTTGTAGCTAAAGAAGATATCGAAAAATTAGAAGGAATTAATAGAGATATAAATAGTAGAATTGTAAATGAAGATGTACAAAGAAATATTCAATGGAAACCGATTCGTTTTGAGTTTTCAAATATGTTTAGTTATGGAGAGAATAACAAAATTGATTTCACAAAGTTAGGTGGGTTAATGGGATTATTTGCACCAAATGCAACAGGTAAATCTTCTCTATTTGATGCTATATCATTTTGTTTATATGATAAGAGTAGTAGAGCTTATAAAGCTCAAAATATTCTAAACAATCGTAAATCGGATTTCGTTTGTCACTTACACTTTCAAATCGATGGGTTAGATTATCATATTGAAAGAACTGCAAAAACAATTAACAAAGGTAAAAATGTTAAAGTTGATGTACAATTTTGGAGACAAGATGGTGATGATAGGACTTCTTTGAATGGAACGGAGAGAAGGGATACAAATCAGATTATCGAACAATATGTTGGTAAGTATGAAGATTTTGTATTAACTGCTTTATCTTTGCAAGGTAATAACGCACTTTTCATAGACAAATCCCAATCAGAAAGAAAAGATTTGTTAGCACAATTTATGGGATTGAATGTATTCGATAAATTATATGAAACGGCTACTGAAGATATTAAGGAAGTATCTGTCCTAATTAAGAACTTTAAGAAAACTGATTTCACAACTGAATTAGCTGATAAGGCAACCGAATTAAAAGATAAGAAGGGTGAATTAAAAGAATTTGAAAAAGAATTAGGTAGATTAAATACTGATTCTACTGATTTAAATAATAGAATTGTTGGATTGAGTGCAGAACTTACTCCAATGGATGGTAATTTAGATTTGGATAGTTTAACTAAACAAGAAGGAACTATTGGTAGGGATATATTACATATTCTTGCAGAAAAGAAAGCCAAATTAGAATTGATTGAATCTCAAACTAATATTTTAAATGAATTATCACAATCAATAGAAGATAAAAAATTATTTAATCAAACTATTGATATAGAAGCGGCATATTCAAATTATCAACGAGAACAAAAAGCATTAACCGAAGCAACTAAAACTTATGATATTGCAAAGTTGCATGTAAGTTCTGCAGAAGAAACGATTTCACATTTAGATAATCATAAATACGACCCAAATTGTAAGTTTTGTTGTGATAATACTTTTGTAAAAGATGCAATGAGAGTAAAAGAATTATTACCTCAATTGAAAGAAATACTTAGAGAAGCATTAGTTGATTGTACCGGTATTCAACAAACATTGGATACGATGGAAGGTGTGGAAGAACAATACAATGTGTGGAATGATTTGAAAGTTAAATATAGTAAAGCAATTGTTATTAAAGAAAAATCTGAAGCGGAGTTAGAAGGAATGAGTAGTAAAGAACAATTGCTAGAACATCAATTAGAATCGGTTAAAGTTAATATTCAAAAATATCACGATAACGAAGCAACTATTAAGAAGAATGCACAAATTAATGAAGTGATATTGGGTCTAAAACGAACCAAAGGTGAGATTGATGATGAAATCAAAAAAGTTACAAAGGATATAGCAAGTGTGAATGGCTCTATTTCTTCCATATCTTCGTTTATAGAGGGGATAAAAGGTAAGATGAATGATGTTAAGGAGTTGGAAGAAAAGAACCGCCTATACACCTATTATTTAGATGCAGTCAAAAGAGATGGTATACCTTATGAGTTAATTTCAAAAGCATTACCGGTAATTGAAAACGAAGTGAATAATATACTTTCACAAGTTGTAGATTTTGGAGTTGTAATGGATGTTGATGGTAAATCTATTAATGCAAAAATCGTTTATGATGACCAAGAATGGCCATTAGAAATGTGTAGTGGTATGGAGAAATTTGTAAGTGGATTGGCTATTAGAGTTGCACTTATAAATGTATGTAACTTACCTCGTCCAAACTTCTTAGTAATCGATGAAGGATTTGGTACATTGGATAGTGATAACTTATCATCTCTATTTATGATGATGCAGTATCTTAAAACTCAATTCGATTTCATTTGGGTAATTTCTCACTTAGAACAAATGAGAGATATCGTAGATGGATTGATAGAAATAAAAAAAGAAAATGGATTTAGTAAGATTGACTTCTAACCTTGTCAGCTT